TACTTGTGGACATACTCACGTATCAGGTTATCAAGTATTAAAAGATGCAGCTAGTGGATTAATAAGTCATGCATTGCAAGTAGCTTCATTTAAAATAATGGATAGTTATGCAGATAAATTAGGATTAGATGATAAAAATATATTTAATGCGCCTGTAACTATTATAGACCCTTATTATGAAGATGATGATAATAGATTAATTACTACTATATTTAATCCATACGAAGGTGCTAATTATTTAGAACACAAAAGGAACCAATGGAAAAAATCAAAAAAGAAATAGTAATTGTTTACACATATTTAAAAAAAGAGTTAAGTCTTGACTACTCAACAACTCCTTATCCCGGGCCGTGGACATTAAATAAAAATATGCGTAATATAAAATATCATAAATAAATGGCAAATATAAATACTCAAAATGTAAGTGAAGCTGAAGAAGCATTACATTTAGCTAATAAAGACTTAATTGCTTTTGGTAAATTATTTTTACCTGATGATTTTTTACGAAGCGAAACACCATTTTTTCATTATGAAATGGCAGATTTTATTGATGATAAAGAATGTAAACAATTAGCAGTTATTATCCCTAGAGGTCATGGTAAAACAGTTTTAACAAAAGCCTCTATATTAAAAGATTTTGTTTTTAGTATTAATGATGATAACTTTCTTTTTTATGCTTGGGTATCTGCTACACAAAAACTTAGTGTAGGAAATATGGATTATATTAAGCATCATTTAGAATTTAATGATAGAATAAAGTATTACTTTGGAAGTTTAAAAGGTAAAAAATGGACAGAAGAAGATATAGAATTAACCAATGGATGTAAACTCATTTCCAAGAGTAATGTCTCTGGAATACGAGGTGGCTCAAAATTACACAAAAGATATGACCTCATCATACTTGACGATTTCGAACATGAAGCAAATACACTTACTCAAGAGTCTCGAGATAAAAATGCTAATCTTGTTACCGCTGTTGTATATCCTGCTATTGAGCCTCATACTGGGCGGCTTCGTATTAATGGTACTCCTGTACATTATGACTCTTTTATTAACAATCTTCTTAATAACCATGCAAAAGCTGAAAAAGACAATAAAGAATTTGCTTGGAAATTAATTACTTATAAAGCAATTCTTCCTAGTGGTGAACCTTTATGGTCATCATTTTTTGGTAAAAAGAAATTAGAAGAAAAGAAAAAGTTTTATATAGATTCTGGACAAAGTACAAAGTTTTATCAAGAGTATATGATGGAAGTTCAATCGGAAGATGATTCTGTATGGACTAGAAAAAATGTTAAACATTGGCATGGAGATTATCAATATATAGATGGTAGTAATTTTATTGTAAAAGGAGGTAATGAAATACCAGTTAATACATTTATTGGATGTGACCCCGCTACAGATATAAATACAAAAACTTCTGATTTTTCTGTAATTATGGTAATTGCAATAGACCCAGAATCTAATGTTTACGTATTGCATTATGAAAGACATCGTTCTATTCCAACGATAGGAAGTAAAGATTCCGAAGGTAATACACTTGGTAAAAAAGGAGTTGTTGATTTAATAATAGAATTACATGAAAAATATCATTGTGTATCTTCTACAGTTGAAGATGTAGCTATGAATCGTAGTATATTTCAGGCTATGAATGATGAAAGAAGAAGACTAAATAAGTTCTCTATATCTGTTATACCAGAGAAACCGGGAGGCGCAAACAAACTTAATCGCATTTATAGTGGACTTTCTAGCAGATTTTCGATGGGTTTGATACATATTAGAGACTCTCACTTTGATTTATCGCACGAAATCATTACATTTGGGCCTAAGATGTCACATGATGACACAATAGAAAGTCTTTATTATGCCTGTAAACATTCTTTTCCCCCCAATATGAAAAAGGGAAAAAGAAATAATTGGGTTAAGACAATAAAAAAAGCAAAGAGTTGGATAACTGCATAATGGCAACAAAAAGCACACATAATATAGAATTACCTAAAAGCACAGGTAGTACATCTATGAAAACAAAAGGAGAGTTAGGAGTACAAGGATTTGATGACGCTGGCCCTAAGAAATCATATTGGCAAAGTTTTATGCCACATAATAAATTTCATGCAAAAAGAAAAATAAATAATTTATATTCACAAAAACAGAGGAAAAAAGATGCCTAAATTTGGAAAGAGGTCAAAAGAAAGATTAAAAGGAGTTAAACCAGAACTTGTAAATGTATTAAATGAGCTTATAAAATTAATGGATGTTACTATAATTGAAGGTCTTCGTACAGAAGAAAGACAAAATGAATTAGTTTCTCAAGGAAAATCAAAAACTAAATATAGCAAACATTTATCAGGTAAAGCAGTTGATTTAGCTCCTTATCCAATTGACTGGAAAGACAGAGAAAGATTTCATTATATGGGTGGAATGGTTAGAGGAATCGGTAAACAAATGGGTGTTAATATTCGTTGGGGCGGCGATTGGGATAGTGATGGCGAAGTAAAAGATAATGGTTTTGACGACTTAGTTCACGTGGAGATTAGAGGATAATGGATTTATTAAGTGCTATTTCAGATTCTACTGTTAGTTATAATTTATTAGAATTAGCAATACCTGAAATAAAAAAATCTATAAGAAAAGTTGCTCCTTATGGCAAAGGATATAAGTTGCCAATATATGGAAAAATGAAAGCAAATAAAGATTATGAAAATTTATTAGATGCAATTGTTAATGAAAGATTAGAATTAAAATGGTAGAACCTGGAAAAGTTTATAAAGATAAAGTTACTTTACCAACATATGCACAGGGAATATATAGTCAAAAAAAATGGCATGAAGGTGTAAAATATGATGATGTTATTGGAAATTCAAAAAAAGCATATAGTGGTAAAAATGTACTTAATGTTGGAACATTAAAATCTTTTGAAAAAAGATATGGTAAAGAAAAAGCAAAACAAAAACAATTAGAAGTAATATTTCATGAAATGCTACATGGTATTGGAGAACATTATGAAGAAGGAAGAAATACTTTAAAAGAAGATTTTATATCAACTACTTTATTTCCAGAAAGTACAGGAAGTTACAACAAACAAGCAAAAACTTTATTACAAAAATATTTGGAGAGTAATTAATGGCTAGAGGTAATCAAAAAGTAGTAGACCAAGTACATGATTTATATAATAAAGCAAATGGTTCTAATAGAGCTAAATGGGAATTTATAGCACAAAAATCTTATGAGTTTTTTCTAGGAGAACAACTTACAGAAGACGAACAAGATGCATTAAAAAGTGCAGGTATGCCAAATTTTACAGTTAATAGGATTACTCCTGTTATTGAAATGATGAAATTCTTTGCAACTGCAAATACTCCAAGATGGCAAGCTGTAGGAGCAGATGGAAGTGATGCAGATGTAGCTGCTGTACATTCTGACATTGCAGATTATTGTTGGTATAATTCTAATGGAGATAGTATTTATGCTCAAGTAATTCAAGATTCTCTTGTTAAAGGAGTTGGGTATATGCAAGTAGATGTAGACCCTAACCAAGATAGAGGATTAGGAGAAGTTATATTTAAAAGAGTAGAACCATTTGATGTATATCCAGACCCTACATCTAGAGACTTTTTATTTAGAGATGCTAGTTATATTGTTATACGAAAAGATTTACCAAGAGAACAAGTAAAAAGTTTATTTCCAGATAAATCAAGACAAATAAATAATGCAAATAGTAACTCTGCTGGAGAAGATGATTATTCAGATAGAGATATTATGGAAACAGATATTATTTTTCCTGCGGATACTCATGGAGAATCTTATGATTCAACAGGAGAAGAAGATGATATTATAGATTACTATGAATGTTATAGTAAAGAACAAGTTGCTTTTGTAAATATATTTGTTAATATGCCTCCGGGCCCATTAGAAATGGCAGAAATAGAAAAACAAGTTGAGGTAGATTTAAAAGATTTTGAATCAGAAAAAATGGTTCAAGTAGAAGAAAAAGCATTGCAAATATCTAATCAAGTTCAACAAGGTGAAATAATAGAACAAAGAGGACAATTAGAAATTGAAAGAGTAAGAAGAGAAGCAATAGAATCTGTAGAACAACAAAAAGTAATTTTAATAAATAAATTAAAAGAATCAGAATCTAGAATAGAGAATCGTGTTGTTACTCAAGCTGAGTATGACATAATGATTGAAGATAAAAAAGTAGCAGGTAATATTGTAGATGCTGTTGATTTTTATGAAAGTAGAATAAAATTAACAATTGTTGTTGGTGATAAATTAATGTATGATGAAGTATTACCAATTAAAGATTATCCAATTGTTCCTTTCGTATATCAATATACAGGCACACCCTTTCCTCAAAGTGCAGTAACTCCACTTGTAGGTAAACAACAAGAATTAAATAAAGCTCACCAAATATTAATACATAATGCAAATCTAGCATCTAATCTTAGATGGATGTATGAAGAAGGTTCAGTACCTGAAGAAGAATGGGAACAATACTCATCTTCTCCAGGCGCATTGTTAAAATATAGAAGTGGTTTTAGTCCTCCAACTCCAGTACAACCTATGCCATTAAATAGTGCATTTTTTGGTATTACTCAAAATGCTAAAGCAGATATGGAGTATATAGCAGGAGTTTATTCGTCTATGCAAGGAGATACAAGTTCTTCTCCAGAAACGTATAGAGGATTGCTTCAGATGGATGAGTTTGGAACAAGAAGAATTAAATCTTGGATGCAAAATGTTGTAGAACCTGCCTTAGAACATCTTGGAGTTATATTTAAAGATTGGGCACAAGATACATACATTGCAAATAAAGTATTTAGAATTGTACAACCAAATAATATAGATGAAGAAAAATCTGTAGAAATTAATATACCTATATTTAATGATTTAGGAAATGCAGTTAAAAAATGGAATGATTATTCTACTGCAAGATTTGATGTTAGAATTATTGGTGGTTCTACGTTACCATTAAATAGATGGGCATTATTAGAAGAATATTTTAA